GTAACCTTTGACTTACTAGAGCAACCCGCAATCTTTGTAAACTTTAACGGAAGCTAACGTGATTACTATCGTCGGTGCTGATTGGTGTCCTGCTTGTAAAAGAGCAAAGAAGTTAGCAAAAGAGTACGACCTAGACTATAAGTACGTACACATCCCTCCGGGTCAAGCTGGGTGGGACATGGTAGAAGCCATAAGTGGCAAGAGGAGTATTCCTCAGATATTTTACCACTTTGGCGGTTCAAAAGATTTTAGAGAAGCCCTCAACAGCGTAGGAGAACTTACACAATGAAATCAGTAAACGAAATGGTACTAGGTTTAGCAGCAGTACTCTTTGCCTCTCTGGTTGCTATCGGAGCTAGAGCAGAAACCGTTATCAACTACGACGATGGATCTACGTACACCCTAGAAGAAAACCAAGAAATTTACATCAGTACACCTAGCAGTGCTTTGTTTAAAAGACAACTGATGAGCAACAAAGACACGTTCTTTAGAGTACAGAAGCCGTGGACTAAGCGTGACTACGTACCTGACGAAGACGGTACAGACGAAATGGCGGTAGGGTCACACGAGTGGTGCAAGGCGTACATTCCGTGGCACGAGGGTTTGACGTTTAACATGATCTCGTGGCAACGTGCCTGTGACACCAACAAAGACGGTAAGTACGGCTGTGGTGACGAACGCTTTGATAACTCAGATGACGCTGGAGTTTGTAACTAAAAATAGTGACAGACTTAAACGTACAACTGTTGCCGTGGCAGCAGGAAGTCTACTCTGATCCAACACGGTTCAAGGTAGTAGCAGCAGGACGGAGAACAGGGAAGTCCCGTCTAGCTGCTTGGATGTTAATCATTAACGCTCTACAGACCGACAGAGGTCAAGTTTTTTACGTTGCGCCTACGCAGGGCCAAGCAAGAGACATCATGTGGCAAACCCTGCTAGAGCTAGGACACCCTGTTATCTCAGGTTCGCACATAAACAACCTGCAGATCAAGCTGGTCAACGGGGCCACGATTAGTCTCAAGGGAGCCGATAGGCCAGAGACAATGCGTGGTGTGTCCTTGAAGTTTCTCGTGATGGACGAGTACGCAGACATGAAGCCTGACGTATGGGAACAGATACTCCGTCCAGCACTGGCAGACCAAAAGGGTTCTGCTATGTTCATAGGTACGCCTATGGGACGTAACCACTTCTACGAGTTGTTTAAGTACGCGGAGTTAGGTGACGATGAGACTTACAGGGGCTGGCATTTCACCAGCTACGATAACCCGCTGTTGGACGCCTCTGAAATCGACATGGCGAAGAAATCAATGTCGAGTTACGCCTTTAGACAAGAGTTCATGGCCTCATTTGAAGCCAGAGGCTCAGAGATGTTCAGAGAAGACTGGATACAATTCGGAGAAGAACCGGAGGTTGGCGATTACTACATAGCTGTTGACCTCGCTGGTTTTGAAGAAGTCAACAAGAAACGAACAAAGAACTCTAAACTAGATGAAACCGCAATCGCTGTTGTTAAAGTTAGTCCTGATGGTTGGTACGTTGATAACATTATATATGGGCGGTGGAGCCTTGACGAGACTGCCACCAAGATATTTCAGGCCGTCAGAGACTACAGACCCATTAGCGTTGGTATTGAACGAGGAATTGCAAAGCAAGCAGTAATGAGTCCTCTGTTGGATTTACAGAAGCGCTACGGGACTTTCTTTAGAGTCGAGGAACTAACCCACGGCAACAAAAAGAAAACAGACAGGGTTATGTGGGCGTTACAAGGACGCTTTGAAAACGGTTACGTACTGTTAAACAAAGGCGAGTGGAACTCAAGATTCTTAGATCAACTGTTTCAGTTCCCAGACCCGCTGACACACGATGACTTGGTTGACGCCTTAGCTTACGTAGATCAATTAGCACAAGTAGCGTACCACTACGATTTTGAAATTGACGATCACGAAATACTAGACGTAGTAGCAGGATACTAAAGTGGAAAAAGAAGTTTTCAGAAAGTTTAATACCTATGGCATCTACGCTATTTCTGTCGTAGTGTTTTTTACACTGGGTTACAGCGTAGCAATACTCTAAGGACAATACTATGGCAGAAGAAATCTTAAGCCCAGATCCCCTGATGATTGAGGAGTCTCTGGAAGAGTGGGTAATGACCAAGTGTGAAAACTGGCGTGATTACTACGAGTCTAACTACGAAGCAAAGTTTGAAGAGTACTACAGGCTCTGGCGAGGACAGTGGGATCCCGCAGATTCCCAGAGAGGATCAGAGCGTTCCAGAATTATTTCTCCTGCGTTACAACAGGCCGTAGAGTCTAACGTAGCAGAGCTAGAGGAGGCCACGTTTGGTAGAGGTAAGTGGTTTGATATCGCTGACGATACTAACGACAAAGACAGACAAGACATCCAGTACCTCCGAAAGAAGCTCACGGAAGACTTTGACAACACAAAGGTACGTAAAGCTGTAGCAGAGTGTCTGATTAACTCAGCAGTCTTTGGTACAGGCATAGGCGAGGTTGTCCTAGAGGAGATCAAGGAGATGGCTCCTGCTACTCAGCCCATCATGGGTGGAGACTTGACTGCAGTAGGTGTCAACATCACCGACAGAATCGTTGTTAAACTCAAGCCCGTGTTGCCTCAGAACTTCCTGATAGACCCCGTAGCAACGACTGTAGAAGACGCTATGGGCGTAGCTATCGACGAGTTTGTGTCTAAGCACCAAGTAGAACTGATGCAGGAACAGGGCGTGTACAGAGACGTATACGTTGAATCTGCAGCGCCTGACACAGACCTAGAGCCAGATCAAGACCTCACGATCTACAATGATGACAAGGTAAGGTTAACTAAGTACTACGGACTCGTGCCTCGTGAGTTGCTTGAGGCTGAAGACGTAGAAGTAGAAACTGAGTCTATGTACGTTGAGGCTATCGTGGTTATCGCTAACGGTGGTACACTCTTGAAGGCCGAAGCTAACCCGTACATGATGCAAGACCGTCCTGTAGTTGCGTTCCCTTGGGACGTAGTACCCGGAAGGTTCTGGGGTCGTGGTGTGTGTGAGAAGGGCTACAACTCTCAGAAGGCTCTTGACACTGAACTACGCGCACGTATCGACGCCTTGTCACTAACTATTCACCCAATGCTCGCTATTGACGCAACTAGGTTGCCTCGTGGGGCTAAACCAGAAGTACGTCCGGGCAAGATGATTTTAACTAACGGAGATCCTCGCGAAGTACTTCAACCGTTCAACTTTGGGCAAGTGGGTCAGATCACTTTTGCACAGGCTCAGGCGCTTCAACAGATGGTACAGCAAAGTACAGGAGCCGTTGACTCTGCAGGTATTGCTGGTCAAGTTAACGGAGAAGCAACAGCAGCAGGTATAAGTATGTCTCTGGGCGCTATCATCAAGCGTCACAAGCGTACCCTCATTAACTTCCAGCAGTCGTTCTTGTTGCCGTTTGTAACTAAGGCTGCACACAGGTACATGCAGTTTGACCCTGAGAACTACCCCGTGGCTGACTATAAGTTTAACGCTACGTCAACTCTGGGCATCATCGCTAGGGAATACGAGGTAGGCCAGCTTGTACAACTGTTGCAGACCATGAAGCAAGACTCTCCAATTTACCCTGTGTTGATACAAAGTATCATCGACAACATGAACCTGAGTAACCGTGACGAGTTGATTGCGTCTATGCAACAGGCATCTCAGCCAGATCCTCAGGCACAGCAGATGGCTCAGATGGCTCAACAAGCTCAACTTGAGTTTCAGAAGAGTCAGACTGCAGCGTTGCAGGGTCAGGCTGCTGAGTCTCAAGCCAGAGCAGCTAAGTACGCAATGGAAACACAGCTTGCTCCTGAAGAACTACAGATTGAGAAGATCGAAGCAATCACAAGAAATCTTAAGGAAGGAGACGCAGACGACAAAGAGTTTGAGAGGCGTCTCAAGATTGCTGAAGTAGCACTCAAAGAAAAGTCGATGAACAACCAAGCCAACAGAGGAGCAACTCCCGGTGCTAATGACACAAACAGAAATGAACCAGTTTCTCAGCCAAATCAACCAAGCGTTCCAAGACCAATTCAACAAATTGGAGGCGCTGGAGGCCAAGGTCGCGGCCCTAGAGGGCCAAATGTCGGCCCTGCACCCCAAGGAGGACTCTAATAATGCCAAAGGATCCACGGCTGGAAAGAGCAGGAGTAAGCGGGTACAACAAGCCAAAGAGGACGCCTAATCACCCTAAGAAGAGCCACATTGTTGTAGCTAAAGAAGGTGACAAAGTTAAAACTATCCGCTTTGGTGAGCAAGGTGCTAAAACTGCTGGTAAACCTAAGGCGGGTGAAGGCGACAAAATGAAAAAGAAACGAGCGTCTTTTAAAGCTCGTCACGCTAAAAACATAGCCAAAGGCAAGATGTCTGCGGCTTACTGGGCAAACAAGGTGAAATGGTAAGATGGCTAAAGGCGTACCGCACTACAAAAAAGACGGGACTCTGCACACGGGAGAAACCCACAAGATGCCTGACGGATCACTACACTCAGGCAAAAC